GTATTTTTTATAGAAACAAAAAGACCTGGGGGAAAATTAAGAAAGCTTCAGGAAAAATTTATTAAGGATTTAAAAGCTAGAGGGCAGACAGTATATGTCCTTTATGATAAGCTGGAAGTAGATAAATTTTTAGACTATGTAAAGGAGTGTGATAAGAATGAAGGCTAAAAAGAAAAAAGTCCGGTGTACATATAATGTAAGTTTGCCAAATGGTTGTCTTAGAACTGGTTTAGTATTCACTAAGATTATGCTGGATAAATTAGATCGCATGGATGACCTTAAAAAAGAAATTGCTTCAAATTGGGGTGTTGGTGTTTGGGATGTTAATATAACTGATTCGGAGGAAGAGGATGTTACTTAATTACCAGAAAGCAGCAGTATTAAAACTTGTATCAAATTGGCATTTTGGCCTTTTTTTTGATATGGGTTTGGGAAAGACTTTAATAGTCCTGGAAGCACTTTATAGACTTAAGTATTTAAAATGCATTGATAAGGTTCTTATAATAGCACCTCCAAGAGTTGTAGAGCATGTTTGGCAGCAGGAGGCTGAAAAATTTGGTTATGATTTTACTTTTATAAAACTTAATGTCTCCCCAGCAAAAAGGTTAGCACGCTTGAAGAAAAAAGCAGATATATACTTATTACCTACAGATTTAATAAAGTGGCTTGTAGATATAAAAATGGACGAAAAATTTAATTATGTAATTATAGATGAGGTGTCTATGTTTAAAAATTCTACTTCAAATAGATTTAAAGCAATGAAAAAAATGAGGCAGCATGTTGAACTTTTCTGGGGGCTTACAGGCACTCCTACGCCGAATGGGTTATCAAATATATGGCCGCTTATTTATCTTATTGACCAGGGGAAAAGACTTGGAAGGTATAAGAAGGATTTTCAATTTGCGTTTTTATCTCCTGAGATTCTTATGCACAACCGGGTAGTTAAATGGAAACTTAGAAAAGGTGCTGAGTCTAAGATATATACAGCTATAGCAGATATATGCATGTCAAATAGTCCGGAAGACTATTGCGAGTTACCAGACTTTCAAACAATTATATACAGCTGTTCATTTGATAATAAAACATTCAAAAATTACAGGCAGTTTATTAAGGATAATGTGGTTTTTTATCCTAATGGAGATTTAGTGGCTGCTAATCCAGGAGTCCTTGTAAATAAGCTCCAGCAGTTTACAAATGGCTGGACATACCTGGACACAAAAGCTGTTGAATTTCAGCATAACATTAAGATAGAAGCCCTTTTAGAGCTTTTAAATTCTGTTAAGGGAAATGTTTTAATATTTTATGTTTTTAAGACAGACCTGGACGCAATTTTAAAAAGTGTTCCTGGATCAGAAAAACTTAATGTTGATAGATGGAATAGAGGGGAACAAAAAATAGCCCTCCTGCATCCAGCATCAGGAGGACACGGCCTTAATTTACAGACAGGAGGGAATATATGTATATGGTTTTCGCCTACATGGAATTTAGAGCACTATATGCAGTCTGTTAAAAGGCTGCATAGAAGGGGGCAGAAAGAAAAAGTTTTGAATTATATAATAACCATGGATGAGTCAATTGATGTAAAGATTGTTCAAGCCTTAGAGCGAAAAAAATTAGGGCAGGATGAACTTTTATCTATGCTGCATGAAATTAGTTAAAAAAAAAAAAATACTACCCTTCTAAGAGGGTAGTATTTTTCCTGTAAATTCAAGTCCAATATGCTCTAGCATTTGTGTGTCTGTCATGTAGCCATCTAAATTATCTCCAAACGTACCATTAAATTCGAGCTGGCCGTCTATATACATAGTTAGACGACCCCATCTGTATCTGATATATACCTTTTTACCTTCAGCTGTTTTGCCTTCCCACTGCGAGGGGCAAGCTTCGCAGGTTTTACTTAATGATATTATTTTAAGCATCTTTATTCCTCCTATATTACATATTTTACAAGTAGATTGCAGTTTCTACACTGTGGATTATTAAAGGTTTTACATATATCGCAAACATGTGTAATTTCAGCAGGAGTTAAATTTTTCTTAAAACTTTCTACGAATGACCGGGTTATTAAGGCATGTGGACCGTAGTGCTGCATGCACATTCTGATTTTATCTAAATTATTTAAGTGGTAATCAGAGTTAAAAAATTTTTCTTCATCATGGCAGCAGCAGCTACAATCTAAAATTCTGCATTTGACTTTATCATCACAGGCACATTTTATCTTTTTGTTATTTCTATTTTTAATGCAAATACTTTTAAAAGCAGCATATTCAGTGCTTACTCTTCTTAAATCCCTTTGGTGAACATGAATAATGCAGTTTTGTTTTACAATTATATCGCAGCCTTTACTTTTTAAAATTTTTACAAATTTTAAAAATACAGTATCCTGCATTTCTTTTTCATAAAGGGCTGTGTTAATTTCAAAGACCTGGTAGTTAGTTTTTGTTTGCTGGTAGTAAAGCCTTGTTTTTGTTAACATGATTAATCCTCCTTATTTTTTGTTACTATTAAAAAAACTGATGAAGAAAAGGTAACTATTCCTGAATATAGCATTAATTCATTGACTTCATATTGTGAAAATAATCTTAGTAGTATTAGTATTATTGAAATAGTGAAACTTCCTAGCTGTAGGTATTTTATGTGTTTTCTCATTTCTTTTAGCATGATTAATTCTCCTTATATTTTATAAGTTTTATCTTTACCATCTTTATTTATTAAGCAGCCTTTGACTTTTACAAGTCGGTCGCCTATTCTTCTGTAGTGCCCCCGTCTATAATGCTTACATTTAGGTGCGGATGTACGCGTTATTCCTGTGTGTTCCGGTTGACTTAGATATACAAAAGGAGCAGCATTTATCAAGTTGCTATTTTTAATTTTTTTATTTTTAGTCGGAGTATCATTTCTTGGTTTTATGCTGCGCTTTTTGTACTTGTATTGTGGTGTATTTAAAAAGACAGATAATTTGATTAATTCATCTACTACAAATTTATTTCTCATAGCTACAGTACTCATTTTTTCAAAAGCTTCTTTTTCTATTCCTTCTATGCTGTCCCAAATATCTAAACCTTTGCAATTATGCATATATTTTGGGTGTTTTAAGCAAAGGTCTACATGTCTATTTTTATATTTTTTCTGTACAATAGATGCGTGTTCGCAGGTTTTCATAAGTGAACAATTATTATAAATTCGTGGATATCTAGTTGTGTCTAGTAATATAGGAATTATTTGGAGTTCATCAGCCCAGAAATGTATAAAAATATAATATATATTTTCAGCTGATTTTTTTACATATGCAATTACAAAAGCTATTTCTACTAAGTAATTATGCTCAAAGTATATATTGCTGGGTATTTCTACAGTTTGCAGTTTTTTTGCATTAGTTACTTTTACTTTTATTGCATCTTCAAAGTTTTCATAAATCCCTTCTTTTTTCTGAATTTCTAAGAATCTATTAATTGAAAGGCTATAGCTGTCCATAAATAATCCTCCTATCTTTTTTGGAATAAAGGAAGAAGGGTTGTTATACCCATTCTTCCTGGTGTTTATAAGTTTTTAATTTTTTCAATATCTTCATTGTGAAGTTCTTTTTTATTTTCATTTATCCATGATTCTATATTTGTAATTTTAGATATATAGGTGTGAGTTCCTGCATATTGATCCCATTCTTTTAATAAATAAATATCTTTATATTTACCTATTGATCCATGACAATTTAGACTTTGCCAAGACCAATTTTGACCATTGAAAGTATCTAATATTATCCAGTCTATTTCACCATCATTAAAATTTATATTGTCTTCATCGATATCATTTAGTTCTAAGGTTTTGTGATTAGGCCCATCCCAGTAGGTATAAACATAATTTGAATCATAAGTAGATAGACAGCAATATTCAAGACCGTTATTATTATATAGCATGAAAGTTTCTTCTTCTTCTATTTCTTCATAACAGTTTACATAATTACATTCATTGTCAAGGTCTAATAAGTCGAATATTCTATTAATTATGTCAACGCTGCTTGTATTTGTTTGGTATTCATTATCAATAATTATTAGGTATATTTTATTTATTATGTTTACTTCATTTTCTGTTAGCTCATTTTGTAGTTTAAAAGTATCGTTACAATCGCCAAAATATACAGCTTTGCTTATATCTTTTTTTGTAAGCAGTATGCAATTTGCATCGTCAGATAATTGTTTAGATGTAACCACAATATAATTTTTTAAATTTTCCATAAATCCTCCTATTGCGTTTTAAGTCCGCCGACTATTAGATAAAGGAAGAAAGGCTATTATACCCATTCTTCCTGGTGTTTTATTTGTTCAGTTTCTTCAAAATCTACACTTATATTTTTTCCTTCTTCTGTTCTAAATATTAGCTGCCCGCAATTCTGGTCTATAGTTAGTAGGTTGCAATTGTAGTACTTTGTGTCAATTTCAACAGTGAATAGATTTTTGTTTTCTTCAATTAAATCAAATATATCACTTACTCTTAAAAATTCTGTATCCCTGTAGTAATTGAGATATTTGACTTCACCTGTTAATAGTCTTTCAAAGTCTTCAATTACTTTGTCATTGTATTGTTCTTTTATTATGTAATACCTGTAATTGTGCTCATCTTCTAAGTATGCATAGTTGTTAGTGTCAAACTTGTGTAGTATGCAGCAATTTTGGTACAGCTCTTCTAAAAGCCACATAGTATCGAGTTTACCAGCTTTATTAAAAAGCGGATCGCCTTGCTTATTGTTATATGCTGTAAATTGCAACATATCAAGACCATTTTCGTCCTTTACTTCTTTGCATTCAATACCATTTAATTTAATTTCCATTCCTATCATTATATAATCCTCCTATTTGTTTGAGATAGAATAACTAGAGGCTTTTATACCTCTAGTTATTTTGGTGTTACATTGTATGTTTCATCATATTTATTTTGCCTATAGTAGTAAAAAGTTTTTCTTTTATTTCTGCTATTATAATTGCTGTTAATTTAGTATTCATAGGTATAGATATCCAGTGATTTAGAATATTTATACAAGTTTCCTCTTTTACAAATTTTTTTATTCTACTAGGTTCAAAGTTTTCTAAACATTTAGTATTTTTTGAGATAGTTAATATTTCCAGTATTTCAATTGCATAGGTTTTACAAAAAGTTTTAGCATCTATATCTTTAATTGTTGATATAATGCTTTTGTGGTATAGTGTGCAGACATCAATTAGTTGTTTATTTTTGAAGTTATCTAAGTTTAGTATTATTTCATAGGCTATCATTTCATTTAAAGTCATATCTTTTAATCCTCCTATTTGTTTGAGATATAACAACTAAAGGCTTTTATACCTCTAGTTATTTTGGTGTTATTCTTCAATATTATATTTTTCTTTCAGCTCTTCTTTAATTTCTTCTATCGTATCTTTATTAAGTTCATTGTCCCAATTTTTTTGAATAGAATCACAGTTATTTAGAATTTTCTCACAAGTCTTTAATGCTATTAAAGAAGCAACATTTTCTGTATTTTGTATATCTTTGTAAGGTGTGCCGAACTCTTCTTGATAGTCTTCTAAAACTTCCAACATTTCATGGAAATAGGTTTTACAAAATTCAGCTGCTTGGTATGTACCAATAATATAATAGTCTCTATTATACATTTCATATGCTAGTTCTGGTATTTCTACATCTACATGATTATCTAGCAAGCTATATACTTCATTTGCGATAAGGTCGTCGAGTTTAGGTTTTTCTGGTATATAGTCTTTTATTTCTGACATAATATCATTTGATATTGTATTAATATCCGTTTCACATATGTCATAATGTGTAGCTTTTAATATAGCTTTGATTCTACCTTCTAATTTTTCCATAAATCCTCCTATTACGCTTTAAGCCCGTCGGCTATAAAATAGAAGCAAGGTAATATTTGACTATTACCCTGTTTCGGTGTTATTTTTATGTATGACTAGACCAATATGGGTTTATCTTAGGTCTTTTTTTCTCTTTGAATCTATTTGCATATCTTGCTTCATGCCAGTATAGGCCGCCATACATATTACTATCACTGTTATAAATCTTTGTAAAACCTATCATGTCAAAGTCGGGATATAAAGCGATCTCTTTTAAAGTACTTTCATTTCTGATCCAGCATTGTATAATACTATTTAATAGCCTAAATTTAGAAGTTTTAACCTTTACTAATTTACTAAATATTCTATTATCAATATTTACTTTAACTAAAGGTTTTGTATTACATTTAATATAAGTTTTTTTTGTATTTCCCGCAATAAATGCAGCTATTTCACTTGTTTTGATTTCGCAATAGTACCATTTTCCTCTAATGTTGTGATTTTCTGCATTGTAGTTGTTTTCTAGGAAATAGAAATTTAGAGCTGTTATATCTTTGTTACAATGTCTGATAGTAATAAAATTTTGAATATCCTGTTCAATAATATCCTTCATTAAGTTTTCACTAAATACTAGTATACTTTCTTTTTTATGATATCTGTCTTTTAATTCTGTAAATACTGTTATTTTTATTAGTTCGTTATCCCTTTTTTCAAGTTTTATAAAGCCTTTTAATCCATTATTCATGTTTTTAATCCTCCTATTTTTTTTAAGATAGAACATGTCTATTATTTTACTAATAGACTTGTTTGGTGTTATTTATTATTTAGTTTGTCTAATTGATTGAATAAATCAGGATTAAAGCATCTAAAACGAATACTTACACTAAGTCTTTCTTTATTACATACAAATAATTTTTCGTCATTGTTGTGCAATACATGCCAACAGTATATTTTATCGTTTTCTAAATTATTATAAAACTCTGTATTTTCTATTTTTATATTATGTTTTTCTGTATATAAGTTGTAGAAAGGTGCTATTAATTTGTTATATTTCTCATTGTTTTTAGTATTTAATGCATAATTTAGATTGTTATAAATATCATTCATTTAATAAATCCTCCTATTTTTTAAGATAGAACAACTAAGAGCTGTTAAACTCTTAGTTATTAGGCGTCATATCGATTATGTCTAAGTTTTCATTGATAGTAAATTCAAAGTTGGTATCAATATCTATATAATATCTATATTCTTTGATGTCATTTTCCCATACTTTAGTAGTTTCGTATAGTTTCATTGTTTAACCCTCCTATTTATTTAAAAATAATGGTATTGAGCGACTTGAACGCTCGACGATATAAATATCGTACTGATAGCCCGGTTTTATCCTCCTATATACCTGATAGCTGTATTTAATACAGCTATTTAACACCGGTACATTTCCCGGTACCACGGGTATTACATTAATAGGAGGAGGATATTTTTATACTTATAGCGACGTTCTGTATACACCAATTAAGTGTACCTAGTCATATCTGTTAATAGCAGCGTACGCTATTACGACCAAATGTAGTCAAGCATACTTTTATGTACCTACTATTTACAAGTGCTATAGTATCTACCAGTATTTAATTTCCAAAGTACCAAATTTGTAAATACATGAAGTAGGCCAAACAAGTACTGTCGTCGAGGTCAAACGTGAAGTTAGCTATGCTGTGGTTACATTGTATCACTTTACACACACAAGGTCAATGGATTAATATTACAATATAACTACAGATGTATTACTATTTAATTACAATGGTATTACTGTTTGATTACAGTGGCTTTTTTTTCTTATATAGAAGAAACTCGTCAATGCAGCTGATAACAGGCGTTTAGTCCTACAGGTTTACATAATACCCTAATATGTTTATATTTGTATGCATCTATTTACATAAATACCCAAATCTGTATAAATGGGCACTGGTAGGGCTTTGTCGTAATTGGTTAATGTATATCCCTGTGTTCTTGTCTATGACAAAGCTTGTAGTACTATACAATGGTAGGGTATACTGTATATACTAGGTAGTATTATAGTATGTGTGTCTATAGACGTGTGTTCTATAGTATATGTGACTATAAATACGCCTGTGAGTAGGCTGTGCGTACTGTGTGCTGTGTGAGTGTGTGTGTCTATGGTACGTGTAGCTGACAAAAATTCTTGTACCCCGCACCATCAGGGGCTTTGACAGACTTATACAGGGTCGGGCACCCCCCTGAGTCAATGGGTCCCATCGCGCACATGGCCCTCCCCCATACTCCCAGTCATTTAGCCTTTTTAGTCAAAAATTTTATGTAGAGCTATAGTCATTTAGCCTTTTTAGTCAAAAATTTTGTGTAGAACTTATGACTGAAATTTTGTGTAGAACTTATGACTAAAAAAGTACTTCCAAAATTTTCCACAACAGTCTTATAGTCAACTAGTCTATCATTACATCTGGCTGGCCGAATAGCATAGATTCCTATACTATTTGACAGTAGCAGATAGGTATTATATAATAAAGCGGTCGGGTGGCTTGGCTCCATTGTTTAAATATTTTGTTATTGACAGAATATAGTTTTTTAATTATTATTATTTAAGTAGTAAAATTTTAATTTAGTATATTCATTATAAAGTTCTATTATTTTTATGGAAAATTTTTTAGAATGCTTCTTTATAGCAATAATTGTCTATTGCTATATTTTTTTGTTGTAATATTGAAAATTAAAATATATAATGGGATAAGGCGGGTGTGATATCTTAGTCTAAGTAAGACGTACTTTTTTTAGTGACATTCTTTTGTGTAGGCTCTAGTATAACTAGTTGCTAGAGCCTAAGTTTTTATAGATGGTGGTTAAAATGAAAGAAACAATATATGATACTCAGGTAAAACCATTCCTTAAGCTGATTACTGAATTACGTTCAAATGGAAAAGACCAGCAGGAAGTAGCTGATTATCTGAATGTTAAATATAATACTTTTAGTAGCTTTTTATATAGGCACGACGAACTAACTGAGGCCTGGATAGAAGGAGAATACAAGCTGGCTGAACGGTTAGAAGCCACTGCCCTCAGGGTTGCTTTGGGCTATAAATTTGAAGAACGGAAAACTGAAGAATGGTTTGATAAAAAAGGTAAGCTAACTGGAAAAAAAGTTACAACTTTTGAGAAGTATCAGCATCCTAATCCTGCTATTTTACAAGAAGGGCTCAAGGTCCTTAATTCTAAAAAGTGGAATAATACAAAAAATAAAAAGGAAATTGCAATTATTTTAGAAGACGAAAAACTTATAGATTATAGTGAATAAAAAAATAGACCCTTAAAGGGTCTTAGTTATTATGTTTACTTTTGAAAAATCTAGATATAGTATAACCTGTATTTTGCCATAAAAATACGAGGCTTGATACCTTGACTAAAATTATATCATAGTACATACTAATATAGAAGAAATTTCTAAAAATTTCTTTACATCTTTAATTTTGAATGTTGAATAGCTATGGAAAATCCCAGGGATAATTGTATCCCTGGGATTTTTCGTTTATACTAGAATAAAAAAGGTGAATTAGTATGTTTAACTTTATTAAAGGTTTTTTATCAGCGATATTTATTACTGCTATATTTGTAATAATATCGTTATTATACTATATTTTAACTGAAAGTATAAGATAGGAGGTATGTATATGAAAGTACAATTTGATATAAAGTTTGATAAAAATAAAGCTGATGCTGGTGCAGGTTTGACATCACCTTTAATTAAGAGAATAAAGAAAATTAAGTGGAAAAAGCGTGGAACTAAGAGGTATTAAAGTATATCGCGTACAGTTGTTAAATTAAATATTCGCCCTAACAAAAAACAAGAATTATTTTTTAAGGCTAAGACTAAATATATAGCCTACGGGGGGGCCCGTGGAGGCGGGAAATCCTGGGCGATGCGGATGAAAGCAGTATTATTATGTTTAAGATACAAAAGACTTAGAGTTCTACTATTACGTAGGACTTTTCCAGAATTAGAGAGCAATCATATTGCTCCTTTATTAGTTATTCTACATGATATTGCGGAATACTTTGTTTCTAAGAAAGAGTTTGTATTTCCAAATGGGTCTGTTATAAAGCTTGGGTACTGTAAAAATGAGCATGACGCAAATCAATACCAGGGCCAGGAATACGATGTTATCATGTTTGAAGAGGCTACTCTTTTTACAGAAGGGCAGTTAATATTTATTTCTACATGCCTTAGAAATGTGAGGTCTGATTTTGATACAAGAATTTACTACACTTGCAATCCAGGTGGGCCAGCACATCATTATATAAAGAGGTTGTTTATAGATAAAGAGTATGAAGGTGACGAGAATCCGGAAGAGTATACTTTTATTCCTGCTGTAATTTTTGATAATGAAGTACTAATGAAAAATGATTCATCATATATAAAAGTTCTAGATAATCTTCCTGAAGAGTTAAGGAGGGCTCATAGGGATGGTGACTGGGATGCTCTATCAGGTCAGTATTTTAAGGAATTTAGAAGGAGTGTCCATGTAATTGATGATTTTGATATACCTGAATCCTGGGATAGGTATTGCACAATAGATTATGGTTTAGATATGTTAGCTGTTTTATGGATAGCCGTAGACCATATTGGAAATTGTTATGTATATAGAGAGCATCATGAGCCTAATTTGATAATTTCCGTTGCAGCTGAAAAAATTAAGCACCTGTCTAAAGGGGAGGATATAAAAGCTTTCTATGTACCGCCTGACCTATGTTCTAGCCGACAGGAAACTGGAAAATCTGCCTTGCAGATTTTCATAGAATGTGGTATAGTTGGTATAATAACAAAAAATGACAGAATATCTGGTTGGTTATGCATGAAAGAGCTTCTAAATTGGTCTAAAACTATAGAACCAGTTTTAAAATTCTTTAGATCATGTAAAACTGTAATAAAGCATTTGCCACTATTACAGCGTGATGAGAAGCATCCAAATGATATAGCTACTGATCCGCATGAGTTTACTCATGTAGCAGATGCTCTGCGATATTTCTGTAATACCTGGATTCAAAAATCAGAACTTCCAGAGGTTGTTGATATTTCTGGTACATGGTTCTATCCGGAATTAAGGATGAAAGGTTATACAGATATTCAGATAAGAAAACTAGAGCAGCAGGGTATAATTTCTGTTATTTCATAATACTTACGAGGAGTTGAGAGACTATGAAGTCCTATAAAAATCTTGTTTTTTTAGATAATCCATCTAATATTGAGATATCTAAAAAAATGCTTAAATTAGTTCCAACTAGAGTTGACTGCAAGTCTGAAGAGGTTGAAGTCATTTACACACATTTCAATAGGGTAGATTATTCGGTCTATCCAAATCTTAAAGCTGTACTATGTCCATGTAGGGGTGTATCACATTTAGAGGGTGATACAAAGGCAATTATAATTCATCTTGAAGAATCTGATGAATTAGAGTTGTTCAACAAGGCTGTTTCCTCGGCTGAGTGGGCTATAAGCAACATGCTTAGATTATTGCAGCATGATGATGAGGACATACGTGGTAAAAAAATAGGATTTATTGGCTTTAATCGTATGGCTACACAAATTGCCTATAGGTTAAGTAATTTTGGAGTTGATATGCAGTTCTTTGAGCCTGAGTCAAAGGCTATCAAAAAAGAATTTCTGGCTGCTGTTCCATCTATTAAGCAGCTGACTTCTATTGCACTTTTATGTACTACAAGTGATATCATATTTATGGGTCTACCAGATATGCCGCAGTATACAGGTTTTGTAGATGAGCTAGCATTTGCTAATATGAGCAAAGTATATTTTATAAATCCATTTAGGTCGAAGTCAGTAGTAGCTGATGACCTTATAGAGGCTTATGATAATGGGTTTGTGAAGGGATTTGCTATTGATGATTGTTCAGCTTATACATCGGAAGTTAATTATAAGCTGACTGTGCTCAATGTTATGCAACCAGCTAATGTAATAGTGAGCCAATATAAAGCTGGAAAAGGCCAACAGTCGAGAATAGCTACAGATATGATAGTATTAGATAAGCTAGAAAAATTATTAAAAGATTAGACTAAGATAGATACACCTTGAAAAGGGGTGTATTTATGATATTTTTAGATCAAGCTACAAATAAAAGAGATTTTTTAAGAGTAGCTAAAAATCTAGGGGAAAAAGAAGTCATTTATACTCATTTCACTAAAATAAATTTTAGTGATTATGAGAATTTAAAATATGTGATATGTCCTTGCACAGATATATCACATCTTGGCCCTGTGCCTGAAGGCACTACTTGTATATATTTAATGGACAAGTTAAAGCTATTTGAAAAGGTAGTGTCTTCGGCTGAATGGGTGGTGCATAATTTATTCAGATTACTAAAACATAATCCAGAAGAGCAGGATGAATTAAGAGGAAAAAGTATTGGGTTTGTAGGATTTGGACGGATGATGCAGCGTGTGGCTAAAATGCTGTCATGCTGTGAAGTAGAAATGTATTACTATGATAAAAAAGAGCCGGAATTTTATAGTACAGGTGTTGAAAAATGCAGATTTGCTGATAATATATTTGCTACTTGTGATATAGTAATAGTTGGGTTAAGTCTTAATAATAGCACAGCTAATTTTGTCGGCAGCTATCAATTTAAGTTAATGTCTGAAAAAAGGGCTTATTTTATCAATAATTCTAGATCAGCTATAGTAGATGGTAAGGCTCTTTTAGGAGCTTTAAAAGAAAATTGGTTGCGTGGATGCGCCCTTGATGTTACTGAAAGTTATGATTATGATTTAAAAAAAGCTTTATTTGATTTTGTATACAAAAAGAGAAATGCAATTATTACTCCACACATAGCGGGAAAAGGAGTACAATCTCGGATAAATACGGATAAGATAGTATTAGGCGTTTTTAAGGAGGTGCTTAGTGAATAATAAAATAGCTATTGTAGGTAATTGCAAAACTTTAAATGAACAAATGTCTTTTAATACAGATACGGATTATTTTTTTGTAGGACATGGTTTATATAGTAAATGTCTTAGGGATAATAATTATTTAGATAATTTTAATTTTGGATTACAGGAAGTAATGCTCTTAGAAATACATAGCAGGGAGAGTAGGCAAGAGAGATATCCTGAGTATATGGAGTGGCTCAAAACAGTAAAAGTCAGTAAATATATGCAGGAGTATTATTCGGATATAATATTTTCATATAAGTATGAGAGAGAGAAAATATGGGAGTACTTTCAGAATAAAGGGGCAACCAGGCGTAACTTTATGGTAAGTTTCTCTTATATGGTGGCATTTGCGATATATAAAGGATATAAAAGAATAGAATTATATAATATAAATATGGTATATGGTGATGATTATATACAGAAGTATAGCTTTGAATATTGGTTGGGTATAGCTATAGGCTGTAATATAGAGGTAGCCTTAACGCCAGAATGTGATTTGCTAAGATGCAAAGCATACGGCTATGATGTAGATAATACGCTTGGTGTATATCAGCAAAGAGCATTACAGGCTATACAGCTTAATATTTTAAAGGATATAAATTTTGTAATGGCTTATTTAGGTGATTTGGTCAGCAGTATAACAGAAAAAGATGATCCTGTTATTGTAGAACTTTTAGAAATTTTACAGAATAAACTAATCAGTGCTAAAAACGGAATTAGCGCTTTATATATAGAGCATCCAAAGTTTATGAAAGAAATTTTGGATAGGCATGGAATAGATATAAAGCCCCAGAAGTTTGATGAAGGGGATAAAGATTAAAAGTACGTAGTTTACATAGATAGATATAAGATATCACGCCTTATTAGGACAGTGGTTAGCAGGGGATATACCCTGCTAGCCCATTAATAAGGAGAGTGAGATAAGTGACAAAAATCATACTGGATATAGCGAATAACCATTTGGGCAGTAGAGATATATTAGATAAACTAATAAGCTATCCACCAGCCGGTATGATTGATTATTTAAAGTTCCAATTATATAATCCTGAAAAGCTTAATAAGGATTATCCAAATTATGAAAAGTATAAGGAATCATGCAAGAGGTGTTATATAGATTCTGATACTTTAAAACATATCTTAGAAGAGTTTAACTGGGCTGCTTCTAAAAAGCCTATGTTTACGATTTTTTCTAAAGACAGAATTGAATTTTTACAAGGAGCGCTTGATGAGCTTGATTATTCAGCCACATGGCCTTGTGATTTTGCGCTTAAAATTGCGAGTCCAGACATGAGTAATTTTAAGCTTATTGATGCTGTGCAAGAAGCATTTCCTTCAAATCTTTTAGTTATTTCTACAGGTATGCATAGTGAAAATCAAATTGGAGAGTGTATTTCTCGTTATCCAAATGCTAAGTTTTTATATTGTATTTCTGAATATCCGGTAAGTCCAGAGGATATTGATTGGGGACGAATTTCAGAGCTGGATGGATTTTCCGATCATACACTTGGTATTGAGGCAGCAAAAAAGTGTATACTTATGGGTGTTGAATACCTGGAGTTTCATTTTACGCTGTCTAAAAATTTGCCTGGGAAGGATCATTTTGTATCCAAAGATTTAAAAGATTTAGATAGGCTTGTTAAGTTTAAACAGTCCTTAGTTAATAATGAATTTTATAAAGTGAGGTGGCGTGGGTGAAAAAGAAAAATGTTGGTCCAGTTAAACCAGTAAGTACAGTAAGGCTTAGTACAAAAGATATGAATAATATTAAAGTAGAAGACAGTAAGCGTAGCGGTCTTCCTGTTAAAGGCCATCCTGTAGAGATTAAAGAGGGATATATAAGTAAAGCTACACCTATTATTGGTACTACTAAACCTGAAAATGATATAAATGAAATAGGGGATATGGTTATAAAAAAATTTATAGATAATCTTACTCCAAAAAAGCTTGAAGTTTTAAAAAATATGCTTAAAGTTGGTTCTAAGGATCAGACAGCTGAAGCACAAAAAGTATTTGATGATATTAAATTCATTAAAAAAAATGATAAGTGTTGTATTATAGGATTTGCTCCAAGCTGGGACATTGCTCCTTATAGTGAAAAGGGAATTGATTTTTGGGGGATTAATGAGCTGTATCTTAATCTTCAAAAGGCTAAGATTACTACGCCTTTTGCCGCATGGTTTGAGGTACACAATATAGAGCAGTCTCCAAGTAAGCAAAAACAGGAGCATCAAAAGTTTTTACAGACTTGTAAAATTCCGTTAGTTACTCAGCGGCATTGGGATAAGTACCCTTCGTCTATAGCTTATCCAGTACAGTATATAGTTAATTATTTTAATATGAACTTTGTAGTAGACGAAAAGAATACTGGTTTTTCTGATTATTCTAATCAGATATCTTGGATGATAGCTCTTGCTATAGTTCTTGGATATAAAGAGATAATGGTATATGGTGTAGATATGGCTCAGCAGTCAGAATATGCATTTCAAAGGGCCTCATGTCAGTTCTTTTTAGGATATGCTACTGGTAGTGGTATAAAAGTAAGAATACCAAAAGCTTGTGAGTTATTAAAAGCTGGTAGGCTTTATGGTTTTGAGTCTGATAATGCTAATAGATTCCGTAAGAAAGATAGAATTGCTGGATGTGATGAGTCAGTTCAGCACATTAAAGTTAGAAATGCTGAAATAGAGTTTTATAAGGAGTTTTTAGACAAGAAATTAGAAAAGGATTTAATTCTTGTGGATGCTGAACTTGCAGCAATGGAAAAGGATATAGCTGAGCTTAATACTATGATAACTGTAGCAGATAATATACTTAATTTTTTAAATACTATGCCAGCTGATTTAGCTCAGATAGATAAGTCTAAAGTTAAGCTCTTAAATGCTAATACTGCTGGAAGAGATAAAGCTATTAAGGATATAGCTAAGATTAAAGCTGATATAAAAACTTTGAAAAAACAGAGAGAGAAACTTGAAGCAGATAAATATATTAATATTAAACTTCTTGAGGAAGAGTTTGAAGCTAATAGGTTGTCTCTTGAAACTTTGCAAGGTTCAATTCATGAATGTAAGCATGACTTGAATAATAATTTGGTGTAATATGGTTCTGGTTTTCATCGGCTCCAGGGCCAATTATGGTAGGCTAAAGGCAGTAATAGACCAGCTTATATCTAATAGTATTGATTTTGGGATAGTATTAGGATCGTATGATATTTCTAAGGAGTATCAGCAGTATGTAGTATTTAGAGTCGACAATCTTCTGTATAAGGATACTACATATAACATGGTAAGCTCTATGGGATTGGTGGCCCTTAATGTAACAAGCTTTTTATCAAATTTAAACAGATTACCTAAACTTGCTATTGTGCATGGTGATAGATTTGAAAATTTAGGCTTTGCAATAGCTTGTAGTTATAATAATATTAAGCTTTTACATACTGAGGGGGGCGAGTTCTCAGGGAATATTGATAATAAAATAAGGATGGCTATTACTGCTCTAGCTGATATACATTGCGTAACTACGCAGAATGCCGCAGAGCATCTAATTAAAGCAGGTATAGATGAGTCGAAGGTTTTTAATACTGGCTCTCCAGCAATTGATGAGGTTAAAAACTTAAATTTACCTGTTTTAAAGTATCCTTCAGATATTATAGCAGTTTTGTATAATCCATGTGAAGAGGATGATTTTGATGAATTTTTTAAAGCAATTTTAAAGCTTAGTGCAAAATATAAAATAGTCTGGATTAATCCTAATATTGATCCAGGTTATAAGATGATATGTAAGCAAGTGCATGCAAATAAACAAATTGAGTTTATGAAGGGCTTATCAGTAGTTGCGTACTTTAAGGTATTAAATATGTGCAAGATGCTGATAGGCAATACATCTTCAGGAATAAAAGAATGTGCTTATCTCGGTATACCCTACATAATGGTAGGTATAAGGCAAAATAATAGAGAAATTGATGAAAATGTTTTAGTAAGGACAGGAAGGTTAGACGAAATATTATATAGAGTTAATTTTGCTGAGAGATATATAGAGAAATATGGAGGTCGTATTAAATATAATGGCCTTTTCGGCTGGGGTGATGCAGCTGAAAAAATAGTTAAAGTAGTAAGGGGGGTTTTAGATGATAGCATTGATTCCATTTAGAAGTGGTAGTGAAAGGGTTCCAGATAAGTCTATAAGGATTTTTGATAGAAATGGTGTTAAGAAGCCATTATTTTTGCATACTGTAAGGCTGGCAGTTGAATGTTTTGAGTTATTTGATGCTATAATTATTACAACAGATTATAGTCTAGGCTTACTTCATAGCTTAAGTTACAATACTGTAAGCCAGTGCCAGGTTGTGGTAAGGGACAAGGTTAGCTCAGACCAGCCAGCTTCTGAGTATATAAAGGATGTACTGGATTCAGGTAAGTCAAGTGATGAGCAGGATGTGTGCTTATTACAGATAACATGCCCGTTAAGGGCAAAGGCAGATATATACCAGGCTGCGGATATATATTATATGAATAAGGATAAATGTAAAACTCTTGTTTCAGTAACTGAAGTAGATAGTATTAAAAAATTTTATATGCCATTTGGAAATACAGTATCTAGTTTATATCAGGGTGGTGTATTATCTTGCGATGAGAGTGATGGTAGCGGAGATAAGCTGTATCGCAGAAATAGCAGTATTTATATTTTCAATGTTGGATATTTTAGAGAAAATAATAGTATATTTAGTCCTAAGCCAAGCTATTATGAAATGCCAGCACATAGGAGTGTTGATATAAATACTGAAGAAGATTTTAAAATGGCAGAGGCTTTATCTAAGGTGTGTGGTGTTATATGAGCGAGTTTGCGGGTGGGTTTTTAAGTGCAGCTTGTTTTTTAATGTTATGTTTTGATGCATGCCTGGTATTTATAATATTAGGATTAAAGAAAGATATAGCGCGTATAGATGAGGAAATTGAAAATATGGCAAAGAATAAAGAGAATGAATATATAGATAATTATAGAAATAGTAAGGGGCTTCTAAGTGGCAAAAAACAAAAATGATCCAACTATAGCTTTAAGGTGTCCTAGATGTAAGAGAATGGCCGGAGATGATATATATGATAAACTATTTATTGTTCATTCTACAGATTATATTTCAAAAAGGATTTTGCAGCCAGAATTTATATTGGAGGTAAAATGTTCTAAATGCCATATTTATAATACTATATTTTCAGGAGGTATAAAAAAATAAGAAATGAAATCTGGCAGTTATGTACGTAGTGCAAAGGAAAAGGTACAAATAGAAAGCCAGAAAAATAATGAGAGCTTCGATCGTAAAAGAAATGTGTTTATGACAGATGAAGAAATGACCCGTATAAATGACTATTTATCAATACTAGCTCATAATGAAGGTTCTTTAGGTGATTTATTTTCTGAGTGGGATGATATAGAGGAAAAGTACGGAAATCGTCAGCCGGATGAGGAAGATATGCCAAATACTAAAGCTAATATAATGGTTAGTACCATTGAAGGTATGATAACGCAGACTGTAGATAAGCAAATTAATACAGTTACCCAGGGTGTAGGACCTGAAGATGAATTTTTTGCTAATAATGCAAGAGTAGGACTTAATTGGGTATTTGAGCGGAATTTTATTACTGACAAAGCCGCCAATTTTGTTAGAAAGAAATTTAAGTTTGGAGTAGCATGGTTTAAAGTAGTTTTTGATTCTGATTATGCTGGAGGCTTTGGGTTATCTAAAATACAGGTAGTGCCTATTGATAGAATATATGTAGATAAAAAAATCACTGATGTTGATAGGCTACAAGAGGCAGAATATATATGTGAAATAATAGATTGTTCTAAAACCTATGCTATGGAAGTGTATGGCAGGCCAAAAGCTGAAGCTATTAAGTATGGATATAATGAGCATACTAATTCGGATGCTTTTGAAAGGGATTTTGTTGTTCCTGATTGTGATCGTCAGTGGGCTTTAATTCAATGGTGGAGTAGAAATGATGGTAAGTTAAGGCTGCAAGAGTTTTCTGCCTGTGGAATACTCTTGTATGATAGTCATAAAGAAGGTAATAGGCGAAGTAATCAGAAAAACAGTGATGTTATAGCTAAATCTTATTATAAGTATGTAGCTGATGAGTACCCATATTTTCTGGATGTTAAATATCCAAGAGAAGGTTTTTTATATGGTTTTGGTGATGGATGGTTGCTTATATCCATTCAGAAACTTGTAAATGAACTTTATGACAAGATTATGATACAGGCCAGGCCAAATCTTGTAATGATGGATATTTTTGCAAATGTTGATGTTAACTCATTTGATGATAATTCTTACTCTGTTACTCCATATGATGGGGCTAAATTAAATGGACGGCCACCGGTAATATCAGTGCCATGGGGTACTGTAAACAAAGATTTATATGAATTAATGGAGCGTATAAGAGTAGAAATGCAGAGAATTGTCAGGTATTCTGATTTAATGATGGGTCAGAGTAAGTCTGCTGATACTGCAACGGAAGCAGCTATACAGCAGCAGCAAGGTAATTCACATATCGATTGGGAAAAAGGATGCCTTGAAAGAGTATTAGCAAGAGTAGGTAAGTACTGCATAAATTTAATGATGGAGCTTAGCAAGACAGGTAAGTCACTTAGAATTGGTGAGGACAATGAGCAGTATAAATGGGTAGATTTTAGGAATTTTGCTAATATTCCTGTGCAAAAACCTGCTACCCAGAAGTTTATTAAAGATTATAGAACAAAGAATCCGGGTGTACCTATTCCTAAATATGAAGATGTGATGGAAGGCGAGAAACCTGTTACTAAAAATCTTGACTTAGATGTTACAATTAACGTTGGTTCTGGACTTCCTAAAAATCCTGCGTTTTTGTGGAGTATGATAGAGAAATTGTCTCAGATGTTTGTAATTGATACTGATGAGGAGCCTCCAGTTCCTAAACCAGCTATTAATTATAAGGAAATGCGAAAGTTTTTGAAAGATTATTTAGGAGTGCCAATTAAGTCTGATAAGCAGATGAAAAAGTTTATTGAAGAGTTTAAGAAGCTGCAATTACAGCAGATGCAGCAAAAGATGGGTATGTCTGGCATGAATCCGGCTGGATTCTCAGGCGGGCAGGCGACTACTCCAATGCCTGGTAATGCAGGTGTTATGGGTCCTGGTGGGCCTGGTGGAAACCAGCCAGCTCAGCAGCCAGAAACAGCAGGTATGACAGTTTCTGGTGGAAGCCCGGCAGACCAGATGAATAATCCAGCAAATGTAGGAGGATTAAGGAATGGATAAGCTTATAGCTGATTATAGTATTAATTTAGCGGATAGTATAATAGCTAATACTGAGGACAATATTGATATTTTAGTTATATGTGAAAATTTTGAGCATTTAGTTATACTTTTTAAGGTAGTTGGTGAAAAATGCAGAGATTCTATAATAGATTATAGAAAGAATAAGCATTTAGCTTTACCAAATGGAGCGTCTATAACTTTTATTGTTGATAATGTTGAAAAGTTAAGAGGTTTAAAATTTGATAGAGTCGCTACTTTTGGTTTCATTAGTAATAAAACAGCTGA